TGTCGCCCGGCTCTTGGGCTTGGGCCAACGCGTCGCGGCCGTCTCGGCATTCGCCATATACCGAGAGCGTGCCGTTGGCCGAGGTGATCTCGTTGCCCTGAAGCGCCAGGGTCGCCATCTCCGGAGTCGCATCCGGGGGAGCCTGAATGGGGCTGGCGGCGGTGCCGATCCGGAGCTCGCCTGCCTCTCCCAACACGATGGCGCCCGCCATCTTGAGGTGGGTACGCGTACTCGGCGCGAAGCTCAGTGTCCCGTTCAGCGTCAGGCCAGCGAGCCCGGTCCCGCTGATGGTCGCATCGTAGACCACGGTATGAGAGGCGGCGATCGTCACGCTGTCGCCATTGGTAGGAGGGCCGGAACCGCCCCACGTGGCCGGGCTCGACCAGTTCCCGCTGGTCGTTGATGTGTAGCTGGCCATGGGTTCACACCTCCTGTCCGAGGAGCTCGAGGAGAGCCATTTCGTCGGCTTCGGCTTCGAGCAGGGCTTCGAGGTCGGTCAGCGCCCGGGCGGCGGATGGTGCAGCATCGCGGTACTTCAGGTGCCGATGCTGGCCATCAACGATGAAGTGGGCATCCCACGCGGTCTCGTTGCGCGAGATGTCGCGGAGCTCAATCGTGGGCATGCTCGGCTCCCTTCTGCTTCGCGAGCTCGGCGGCCATAGCCTCAACCAGCGCCATCGCCTCGGCCTGGCTTGCCCTTCTTCTCGGCCACCAGCGCCTCGGCCTCAGTGAGCTTGTCGGCCGCGTGCGCCGCCCTGGCGAGCGCCCGTAGATCCGCCTTCGGCTTCACAGCGTCCTTCGGCTGGATTACGACCTCGCGCTCCTCGCGCACGGTCAGCACGACCGACCCGTCCGCCTCGCGCCGTACAGCCACTATGTGTGCCATCGCACCTCATCCCAACTGCGGCAGTTCGCCGCCAGCGCGCAACGCGTCGGTCCACCATAAGAATGCGAGCAGACACTGCCGTGCCGTCCCAACGCGGTAGAACTCATGCCCGAGCCACCGCGCGTGCAGTGCGAACGGCCCGCCCGGCCCCCGGTGCTCGTACCACTGCGTGTACATCGGTGTCTCCGGCGTCGCGGCGGCAATGCGTCCGATCTCGCGCCCAGCCTCGGTCCGTAGATACACGTCCGCCGCGACTAGGGGCCGCGGGGCAGACACACGCTTGTCAGGCTGCGTCTGCGTCTGTGCAGCAGCGACGCAGGCTAGCCCGAGCAGTGTGAGAATCAGGAGCCGACTAGGCAGCCGACTAGGCATTGCGTATGCCATCAACGAGCACCACCAACGGCGCCAACCAGATCAGCGGCAGTAGGAACGGCCAGAGTGGCGCCGGCCAGGGCACTAGAGCCCCAGCTTCTTGAGCTTCCGGCACGCGTACTCCAACACGTGCTCGATGTCGTCGCGACGGCTCATCGTTTGGCCCTTGTGCTCCTTGGCATAGTGAGCCGTCAGATGCTCGTCGATCTCTCCGGTACCAAGCGACAGCAGCGCCTTGAGCGCCCTGCCTCCGAAGATGCCCCCGAGAATGCCCATGCCGTCCGCCTCCTCAGTGACCCTGTACCGGTGCGTCCTTGCCGTTCTGCTTCCGCAGCATGTACTCCATCCAGCGCTGCAGTGCGGCCCGGTGGTCAGCCGAGCGCTCCTCATGCAGGCGCATCAGTTCGGCCTGCTTCTGCTCATGGGAGTCGATGCGGTCTTCGAGCCGGATGAAGGCTTCACCGACCTTCGCCAGCACCGGCAGCGTCCGATACAGGAGCCACACGATCGGCCCGATCACCCCGAGCTGCATGATGTCGCCCCACGTCGGATCGCCCATCGTCACCAGTCCCGCTCTGATTGTCATCGTCTCTACTGAGTCAAACCGTCTTGCCAGCTTGGCGTTCGCGCCCAGACGTCAGCCCACTTGGTGTAGTACCGTTGCCAGCCGGCTCTGTAGTTGGCGATCCGCTGCGCTTCTGTCTCGCCGCTGTGTTCCGTCCGATAGTGCCACCCGTTGTGGACGATCTCGACCTCTGGACGGTACCAGCAGTGCTCTCCGAGGCGGAACCTAACCTGACTGCAGAGGTCCATGTCCTCCCAGGTGTTCCGAGGATAGTCGGTGTCAATGCGCAGTCCGCGGCGGAACAGCTCCAGCCGCATGAACTCGCATGCGCCTGGCACATGATCGCAGACGGTGACTCCTCCTCCCTCCGCCTCACGATGCCTCATCGAGCACTCAGGTCCCAGGTCTGCTCCCGCCCACCAGATAGAGCCGTCTGGGTAACGCATCCGTGGGCCACTGATGCCATCGATGTGCACGCTCGCGAGAGTCAGGAGCCAGTCGCCATCGGGTGGGAGCACGTCCCCGTCGAGCCAGCATAGGAACTCTGCATCGGTCTCGAGCGCCCGTTCAACCAGTCGAGCTCGCGCATGCGGGTAGCCTCTGTTCGCGGACCAGCGCTCATACTCGATCCGCACAGACCATTGCGTGCGGGCGATCATTGCCTCCGTGCCATCTGTACTGCCATCATCCTGGATGAGCACCCATAGCCGCACGCCGGCCGCCCACTCCAAGCCATGTAGGCAGCGCTCCAGATGGTCGCGGTAGTTGTAGACTGGGATACATACGACGATTGCTGGCTCATCAGTCCGGAGCGTCGGTGTAGGCGGCGCCAACCTCACGCCCACCAGCTCGAGCTCGCGGATGACCGTCGCTGCCGTCAGCTCCGGCGTGTGCCAGCGCACCGTGCGAGCCATCGCCTCGCGCATGGGCTCCGACGGCTCCCGCATGGTGTAGGACCGCCGCAGCGCCTCGCGGATCGTGCCCGGCCGCGGACGGCCCAGCGGCAGCTTCTCGGCGATCTCCGGCGCCAGGTGGATGTCCGCCTCGCCCATCGGCTCCTCATCACAGGGAATGAGCAGCGCGTTCTCCTCGGTCAGGAAGTCCCGGTGTCCGGAGCAGTCCGTCGCCACAACGAGCGCGCCGCACGCCATGGCCTCCAGACACGGCAGGTCCCAGCCCTCCATGCCCGCCACGCTCACATAGGCCCCGGCCGCGCCGTAGAGCGCCGCCAGGCTCTGCTCCGCCACGGTCGCGGTCGAGTACACCACCGGCGCGTGGATGCCCTCATACGGCGCCAGCCACTCGCGGAGCTGTTCGTCGATGTCCCGGCCCCAGTTGTGCAACTGCGTCTTGATGAGCAGCCCGACTGGCTCGTCTGCGGAGAACTCCTCGCAGTAGGCCCGCACGAGATCCGCCACGCGCTTGCGCGGCTGCATCGCGCTGCAGTGCACGAACCAGAACCGCTCCGCCTTCCGCCATTCCTCCTGGCTGCCCCAGCGCTGCGAAGCCGGCGTGCGCGGATGCCAGACGGCACTGCTCGTAACTGAGTGTGGCAGAGCGTGCCCGCGCCAGCGCTCCGTGTGCAGCGCGGGGTCATGGCTCAGCGGTAGCGGCCTGATGCGCTTCACGCCGTGCAGTAGCTGCAGCCGGCACGAGTCGGTAGAGAGGCCGAGCAGCAGGGCCACGGCGTTCTTCCGCCGGATCTCGTCAGCCGCGAGCCGCCATGAGTCCACCGGGTCGATCCGCACAATCGCTCCGGCGCGCGTCCTAGTCCCTTCCCCCCATGGACACCATCCGATAACGACCTCGCCGGGATCTGCCTCTGCCTCATTGGCTATGATGCGAGGCGCATATCCGAGCCGTCTGAGTCCGGCTGCTATGCGCTCCTGGACATGCCTGACCGAGCTGTGCGGCGGACCGGCCGATGTAACCGCGAGTGTCAGAGGTTGCGCCGCACTGGGGGTAGGCGCCTGGCTCTGTCTGCGCTGCCGACACCGTTCCGGTAAACCTGCTGTGGCCCGCATGGCTTTCATCTGTGCGATCAGGGTTTGCATAGGTCTCCTATTCGACATGCCGTCGACTGATCGCGGTCATCAATCATCACCGTACCCGATACCGCCTGTAGTGCTGCCACCGTCGTAGACCATCACGGCACGGACCGTCGTCTCGGCATCGCCTATGGCGTCTTCTTGTTGTGCCCTGTGCCGTACGTGGACGATCTGCCAGACCGATCCATCTGGGATGCAATCGCCATGGGCATCGTCATAGCCGTTGATCTGCACGAATGCATCGGGGCGCAGGTCGGTTCGGAGTGGGCCGACCCACTCCACGAACTTCTGCATGCGGTAGTGGTCGCGGATGAACTTGATGAAGGCCTCGACAGGCGAATCGGCATCGTCCTCGACCATCACTCGGTTCCAGTCGTCAGCAACGCCAGCCAAGCGCTCGGCGTCGCTCTCAATGGCGACATAGCGCTGGCGGTAGCGTGAAGGACCGTAGATGATCAGAAGACGGTTTCTGAAGTCCTCCATCACCTTGCTAGGCTCGATGCGATAGATGTCATCTTCGACACTGGCAGTCGCCCGACTGAGCGTAAACGCGATCGTGCTAACGCCGTGCTCATACTCCTCAGGGCCTGTGTCAGCGAAGAAAACACCAGTGCCGTCCTTATCGAACCCGATGCGGATGCCGCAGGCCCGGGCTACCTCGTCGATGTGGGTGAGCCACCCATCGCCGTCTTGCGGCGCCAGGTTGGGCTGGCTTGGCAGCTCAGCCAACGGGATGATCGCGTCCGCGATGCCTGGATCTACACTCACGGTGCCACCGAACCCGATTCGGTTGGCGACTGCCGTCATCCAGTCCAGCACGGTACGACCTCCTGCCTGGCGGAATGTCTCGATCTCCTTCCGTTCCAGTCGCACGGCATCGAACGTCGCAAACTCCACCGTGAGGCCATGAAGTGCATCAGCATTGGCATCCTCGTCCCTGACGATGCCACCTGGTGGAATGTAGGCAGTAGCCACAGTCTGCGCTCGGATACCTGCGCTCGCGAGCCCATCCCATCCGAGCGAGAGCGATACCTTGCTGTTAACGATCCAGGCTGGATACAGTGGCGTGTCCGACCGCCTGAACTGAGCTTGCCCACGGCTGCCCCTGTAGGTCGCGTCCATCTCCCATGACGCGCCAGTGAGGACGCCGTCGCCCTCGGTCGTGTCTAGAGTGCCGTCCACCTCGCCGATAACGGCCGGAATGTCCATGGTGCAGTACCAGACCAGTGGACGGTAGTAGTTAGCGCCCTCCTCTGTCGGGTCGCCGTATTCATCCTTGTCGAGCTCGAACGTCAGCAGAGGCCGTCTGTTGAGGCCGTACGGGATCTGATGTGTGGTCGTCACTGTCCACCCGACTGCGGGCTGATACACATGCCCCCACGTCGTCTCCGTGTTCCACTCCACGGTCACGTTATAATCCGGAGGGCCGTCGGTGCATCTAACCAGCGGATGGTACCGCACGGGCCATGCGGTCGCGTCGCCGTAGCGCAGTGGCGTCAGGTTCAGAGCAACGATGGCGCCGCAGACGGTGACAGTGACATCTGCGCCCTGCACCAGCCTGAGCGTACGGCTCCGCACGTGCCAGTAGTCGTCGCTGTTGTCGTTGCGGATCAACAGGTGTCCGCCGTCGGGCTGCGCAAGCAGGGTGTCGTCCTGATCGTAGGCGTCGTTCGTGGCATACTCGAAGATCCACGTCTCCCGGCTCACGCCCTGCTGCATGGCCGATGAGGTCCGGCCGCGCGAGAGGATCTCGCCGTCGGTCAGGTAGCCGTACCCAGGTGTCGCCGGCGCAATAAGATGAACGAACGGCTCTCGGAGTCCATAGTCCTCGTTCTCGAGCGGAAGCACCAGGTTCAGGTCCCCGGCCACCCACGTATCAGAGTCCGCGTCATAGCTCTCAGCAGACATCGTGACGGCGACGTAGACTGGTACGGCCTGCCCTGGTGGTGGAGCTGAACGCACGAGGTTAAGCGCGAAGTTGGGGTAGCTACCCCTTGGCATGTCGATGGTGAGCGTGTGTTTGGCGGTGGCCTCGAGCGCATGGACATCGCCATCGGTGCACTCGGCATAGAGCACCGTCGGGTGCCCGCTCTGGTTTACGAGCCGCCATGGGTCGGATACCGAGCACGTCATGTCACGCGGCGATGTGTCGCCCTTGGGCGCAAGCGCGCGCAGAGGCGGGATGTACTCGATACCCATGCCCTCCCAGATGCCCTCGGATGACTCCGGGTCGAAGCGCCAGTCGAGGCTGGCCCCGAACTTGGTGATCATTCCATCTGCGTTCGGTGGTTGTACTCCGAGCGCTGCGCTAGTACTGACTAGGGCCATTATGCGGATGTCACCTCCACGAACCCGGAGCCGTAGGACCTGCAGCGGTAGTACGTGAGCACTCCATCCTGTGAAACCGCCACCACGACGCCGCGGTCGTCGGCGGTCACGATGGAGGAGCGCGGGATCTCGTCTCCAGAGTTGACCACAGCAGTACAGACGGTCAGCTCATCAGTGCCAACTATCAGGTCCTCTCCAGTCAGCGCCTCAGCCCCGGACGCCTGGAACCTGATCGCGTCGTTCTGCCAGCCGCAGACATAGGTGATCCCATGCCGGTAGCAGATGTCGCCATACTGATAGCCGCTCCCGATCCCCATGGTGATCGTGCTCCAGGTGGCACCGCGGTCGCGCGAGCGCGCCAAGACGGTGCCCTCGTTGTGCGTCGCCGCAACCAACACCCCGCCGTCATCAAGGCAGGCAATCGACGGCCATGCGTAGCCGCGGGCGCCGCCGAATGGCTTCTCGACCCAGACCGTCTCAGTGGCCTTCGGGTCGAGGTAGCCCACATGCACTATCGTGTCGCCGTCGGTCGCGGCAATCCATGCCACGCCACCGCCGTCGATGTCGAGGTTCGGGTACCATAGGCTCTCATCGAAGCTGCCGACCCACTGCCGCAGCTCGTTGTAGACCTTCAGCCAGCTCGTGATGCCGGCCGAGCTGTCCGTCGTAGTCGCAGCGATGCGCCACTGCTCGCGGCCGCCTCCCAGTCCTTTGCGGCTCCATCTACCCCATGCATCGGTAGTATCAGTCTGTAGCGCGACGATGGTGCCATTGGCCGGATTGCGCTCGAATGAGTAGACCGAGATGTCAGCCACTCGACCGGTCCCATCGCGAACACATCCATGCGTGTTGCCGCGCACGTGCTTCCTGACCACGCAGGGAATAGGCACACCTGCGGCCAGATACACGCAGCCAACACGCGGCTTGACCGGCACGACAGTCTCGGTGCCGTCACTGGCGACCTCCAGATCGAATGTCTCGCAAACGTCACCTGTGTAGAGTGTCCCACTGAGCATGTCATTCTCATCGGCATCCCAGAAGGCCGCCTGATAGGTCGCGTGGCTTGGATCGCATGCGAAGCCGGAGTAGTCATCGCTGGTGGGGTCAGTGACCGTGTCAACGAGCATGCCCTCCTGGCGAGCGAGGGTAATGAACCAGCTCGATAGCTCGACCATGCGGTCTAGGATGACACCAGAGGATACTCCGGTGAGCCGATCGCAGAAGTCCAGCCCCTCTTCGTCGCACAGAGTCACGGCTTCATCAGGTGGGTTGCAGCAACGCTGCCCATCGGCCGTGGTACGGAACGCGATGTAGCAGATTGGGAGTCCACCGCTCGGCCGAGGGAATGTGACAGTGGCCGTCGTCTTGCCAGACCCGGTTCCGTCCGGCGTCGTAGCCACGAGTTTCAGGCTTGTGAGCTTCCACTGCCAATCGCCGTCGCCGTCGAAGCCAGTGAACTCGATACCGTCGACGTGCTGGAGTTTGATATCCTGCGCCCAGGCCAGATCCACATAGACAGTCCCTGCCCCTGCGCCAAACTCCACGTCGTATTCGAGCACCTGCCCGGATGTGCGTTGCACGCCACCGGCGATGTAGTCCTCGGTCCGCGTAGATCCAGTGACGCGTGTGTCGATGATGGTCAGGTCAGAGTAGAGCACCCGCAGTGTCAGCGTGACGGCCTTGTCAGAGTCATATCCGATGGCGAGGATCGGGTACTGGCACCAGTTCCAGATGTCGCATGTTTGCAAGTGCAACAGATAACGATAGACGGCCGGGAGGCCATATGTGTCCAGCCCATCACCGACCAGCCATTCATAGTAATCGGCGTCACTGCCTGCAGTCGGCGCAGTCTTGAATGTACGGCTGATGGAGCCATTCTCGACTGAAGAACTGATGTCGACCGTAGTGATCTCGCCATCCTGGCTGACTGCCATACCAGGTGTCGAGGTTGTCCAAGCACTTGGCAGGCTAGTTGCGTCCGATGGCTTCTGCACGTTGAGCGATGCCGACCGGCCGACCTGGAAGCCCTCCCACTGCCAGTCGGCCCAGTCCTCGCCCTCACTCAGCGTATGGTCGAGGCCGCGCTCCTCGATGGTGCATGGCAGATCACTGGGGCTCGGGTTCTCATCGTTCGCTGTTGCCCATGCTGCCAGCATCGTCGGGGCCACTTCCCAGAGGCGCTCATACGTGGTGTCCCATGAGTAGGCCCAGTAGATGCGCCGTTCGACGAACGGCGAGTTCACCTCGTCATACATGTCCCCAGAGAGTGGGTCAGGGTAGTTCCGCGGGACCTGGAACATCATCCCGGCGCCGGCGTAACCTGTGTCGCCCGAGTAGTAGCTGCCACTACCAGAGTACTCTCTATCCCAGTCGAAGCCACGGAGATCAAAGTCGACGATCACCGGCGCATAGATGGTCAGCGAGACACCCGCGCCTCCGCTCGGGATCTCGGTGGCGTCCACCACGGTCAGCGTGAGGGTGTCGCCCGAGCCCTCTGCTGTCACGCCGTTGCCCTCATAGCTGTAGCCGCTCAGGTCAACGGAGTAGCCGAGGTACGTCAGGTCCTCCCACTTGGCCACGACACCCGAGACCCCCGACAGGGTTGGCTGTATCCCCAGGCCGATCACCAGTGACGGCAGGCTCCGGGTCCCGTCACTCGGCGTCATCGTCTTGGAGCTGACGCTGTCGGTCTCGATGGAGCTGCCACAGGCGTCGGTGTAGCCGTCGACGTTGCCCCATGCGTAGTGCATCTCGAGCTGCAGGGGATGGCAGACGTAGCTGAGCTCTCCGGGCAGTGGGTCGACCGCGATGCGTTGCTTGTAGAGGTGCAGGGTCTCGCAGGAGCCCTCGCACGCCTCGCTGGTGTCTGTGTCGCCCGAGTACTCCCACTGCACATTGCTCTGAGGTGGCGGCATGCCGCCCGTCCATTTCCAGGTTCCAGCCACTCGGTACGACTCTGGCGGTGGGAGCGTCCCAGCATTGGCGGTCCCGTAGATGCGCACCTCGTAGTCGGGGAATGTGTGCGGCGGATCGTAGGGGTTGACGGCGTGGCGCTCGACGCGAATACCAACGGTGCCGCCTGGCCCGGCTATCGTGCCAGAGACCGAGCCATAGAGCTCGTCTGCGGGGACCCAGGCTGGCACCCATGTCTCGTCCAGCGCGTAGATGATGAATGATCCTGAGAATGTGCCTGGGGCGTCGACATTGGTCTGCGCGTAGGCCACGGGCCACCTCTCAGTAGTCTGGGATCAGGCCCGCGCGCTGCCAGGCTTTGCGCTGGTCGCGCGTGACTGCCGCACCGAACTCGGCCGAGGGCTTGATATGGAGGTCGACCTGATGCCGCCCGCCGGTCATTTGGCGGTCGATGCTGTTCCACGCTTGCCGCTCGGCCGGCGATCCGCCGCCGCCCTCGACCTTCTTCTTGAGGTCCCGCAGCTCACCCGGCATGACGCCAGGCAGCGACTGGAACGTGTCGACGGCCGGGCCGACTACGTTCATCACGGCCGTGCCCAGCTTGAGCATCTTCTGCAGCAGTGCCATAGCAATTCCGACGTTCTGTGGAGTGAGGACCTGTGTGAGCAGTTGGTTGAGCGCGTTCGCGAAGTCCTGGATGCCCTTGGTCAACGAGTTGAGCTGACTTGAGAGCAGCGAGTTTGGGTCGGCCAACTGCGCCATCACGGTCTGGATGGCGGCGCCGATCGTCTGCACGATGCCCCAGATGCCGTTGACCAGCCCAGTCATGAAGTTGTTGATCGAGGACCCCGAGGTCTGAAGCTGTCCGATGAACCAGACGACGCCGTTGGCGGCCCCGATGAACGCGTTCAGGATGCCTGTTACCATCGGCCCACTGAAGCGCATGGCCATATCGCCCAACCACGTGAAGATGATCTGCGCCTGGTTCGCGAACCACATCAGCTTGTCCATGATGGTCGGCACCCATGCGAAGAACTTCTCGATCCAGACAGGGAGCCGATCCAGCAGCCACGGCAGCACCTGCGCCATCTGAGCACCGAATGCCTGGAACTTGCCCTTGAGCCCGTCCACCCATACGGCCAGCCGGCTCTTGGTCAGCCCCTGCTGCGCCTCATCGGCGCCAGTGAACGCGTCGGTCACGCTCTTGAACCCTTCGCCGAACGCCTGCATCAGTGGCGCCAGCGCCTCAAGGTACGGCGCCAGCGCGCCGCGGAGCGTGTCCGCGAATCGGGTGAGTCCGTCCAATAGCGGCTTGAGGAGTGGCATGAGCGCGTTGCCGACGACGGTCGCTAGGTTCTGCAGCGCGCCAACGAAGGTCGACCACTTGCCAGCCAGTGTCGTCGCCATGCGCTCCATGGCGCCGCCGAACCGCGAGGACATGATGCTGGCCAGCGCGCCCTTCAACGCCTCAATGGCTCGTTCGCTCCCGTATGACACGCCACCGGCAGAGGACTGTGCCCCGGCTTGGAGTAGCATCATCGATGAGATCCCGAACTCCTTGAGTCGTTCGAGACCGCCGCCAGAGATGGCATCCGCGATGGCCTCGACGCCGTCGACCACCGACTTGCCCATGCTCGCCGCCATGTTGCCAACCATCGGCAGCCACTGTCTGGCCGACAGCCCATAGTTCTCTAGCCGCGTCGTCGCCTCGATGACCTCATCAGTCTGGAATGGTGTGACGTCCGCGAACCTGCGCGCCCAGTCGAGCATCCCTTGTGCTGCTGCAGGCGTCTTGAGCGCCGTCAACAGCTTCTGGTACATGGTCTCGATGTTAGCTGCGGCGGTTACGGCCTTCAGGCCGAGATAGCCAAACGCAGCCGCACCGACCCCGGCCGCAGTGGCTGCCATCTTGCCGAGTGCAGACGTAAACGAGAGGACTGCGTTGAGCGCGCTACCGATCATCCGCGAGACGGCGCCGAATGCCGATGAGAGTGGGCCACCCACGAGAGTAGCGATACGGCCTATGTGCCCTGTCACACCGCGGGCGAGGGACATGATGCCGGTAAGCCCAACGCCCCCCTGCTTGGTCACTGGGCCCTCTCCGCCCAAGCCGGCGCCGAGATCCCTTGGTGCATGCAGGCTACTCAGGCGTTTCTCCACCTGGCTGATGGCAGAGCCCAGATTGTCGAGGTGGCCTATCAGCTGCTTGACGGCTGCGCCGATAGCAGCCAGAGAAGCCGTTGCGGCGTCGTCAATGTCAATGCGTAGGCTGACGTCACGGTCTGGCATCAGCGCCTCCTCCCGCGTCGCTTCGCCTCAAGCTCCTGCCGCTTCGCCTCCGCTGCCCAGCCGTTAGCCAGAGCATGCGCCTGCTCCATCGTTAGCCGCGCTACTGTGTCGATAGACCATCCAGTTCGGTTGATGATGCTGATGGCGAGGTCTCTGAGCTCTCGCTGGGTTCCACGGCCGCCACGGCGGCCTCCGGTACGTTTCCCAGACCGCCTCCCTCGACCGGCTTGATACCGAGCACGCGCAGCGTCTCAGCGAACTGCTCCTGACCAGTGAGCAGCTCGAGTGGCAGGGCCATGATCTCCGCCGCACTGATGCCCGGCTGCAGCCAGTTGGCCGACAGGCGCAGCATCTCCACGGTCGTCTGGATCTCGTCCGCCTCGGTGTTGGCGCGTTGCCACAACCGGAACTGCTGCAGATCGCCAAGCGTCAGCGGCCAAAGCTGTACCTCCCGCACATCGCCTCTCGGCGTTTGATAGCGCACCGCTACCGGCTGCTGCGCGAAGATCAGTGCTTCCGACATGCTGCCTCCTACGTGATGGCGATAGTCAGTGATCCGGTCGAGCTCTTGCCGCGGAAGCCATACGTCCACTTGGCCTGATCGTCAGGAGCCACGAGGCCAAAGCCCTCAGCGCGATTAGGCTTGAGCGCATCGAGGGTGATCGTCAGCGTGTTCACGCCGTTGTTGCCGACGAGGACGATGTCAACATCCTCCTCGGTCTCATCCGACCATAGGTCGAGCACGGCCCTGGCGATAGGTCTGCCACATGTCACCTCGACAGTCAGGTCCTCCATCCCAACTAGGAGGTACTGTGGGTAGCGATAGGTGCCAGCCGTCTTGGAATCCTGGTTTCCCTTTGGATAGGCGATGTGGTTGTCGAGATTGATGGACCACTGCAGGATGCCATACTCGGTCCCATCGATCGTGGAGACGAACTCGTAGTCCTCGAACACGTCCGCAGTCTCATCGGCAGGCGTCAGACCGTCGCCATCCGCACAGCTCAGTGCCTTCCAGTCGATGTCGCACTTGACAGCGCCGCCCTCATCGAGGCCCATCTGCAGGGTCGCGATATAGGCGTCGCTGTAGACCAGACTCCATGAGTCCGCGCCGCCCTCGATGTAGAGCGGTGTGAGCGCACCGCGCGGATAATTAGCACGCTGAGCGGCCTGGATGAGCGCGAGGTTGGTGTTGGTCAGGAACAGCGAGGCATTCCCAGCAAACTCAATCAAGTCCGCACTCCGACGCTCCGTGCCACCGATGCCCTGGCGGATGCGTAGGCCCCCGCCACTTGAGATGTCGCCACCATCCACAATCCCGGCTGCTGTGGTCGGTGGACTACTCGTGCCCCATAGCAATCCCTCGAATAGGCCACTGGTCTCCGCTTGTGCCATCGGAGGATCCCTCCGTTACGTCACAGTTGTCCGGACGATCACGTCGATATCGATGGAGATCGCCCAGATAGGCGCACCGCTCTCACGCAGCTCGCGAACGTCCTCTGTTGAGTTGTCTGCCCCGCGCTCCTCACCGAGATCCAGGCTCCGGAAATCTACGCGCCAGACTGCGGCGGTACCATCGGCGCATGTCAGGCTGACCTCAGTACGGTGGTCGGGGTCGCTCTTCTCATCGGCATCGTCCGTATCTATCACGGCCAACCGCCGATTCGGGTCGTTGAACAGGGCCAAGCCGATCTGTTTGGCATACCGCTCACGGGCCCGGCTCATGATCTTCTCAGTTGCGCCTGTTCCGGTCAGGCACTGGTTCCGATCGCCTGGGCCAAGCCGCGCGTGTACAACCCGTAGGTGCTCGGTAGTCTCATGGGTCTTACCGATGCCCCGCGCTCCACTGCTACTGGATGGCATACATCCAAGTCCGCGGACGTAGATCCACGGGCATGCATCCATCACTGGTTCGAGGCTTGCGTAGTCAGCCAGGTCACCATGTTCCAGAAACTGCAGCGGATGCGGTTCCGACCAGAACTCACTTGGCAGCCCGCCGATGTGTGCAGTCCCGCTGCCCTTGAGAACAGCGATGACAGCATCGACCAGCTCGGACGTATGGATGAAGTCGGCCATCAGGTAGCCCTGTCCAGGATCGCGACGTTATGGTTCAGGCCACGCCTCACCGAGCGCACGTGATACGTAGCCCTGTCATTCTCATCGTCCCTCTGCGCCTCGCAGTGCGAGCCTGCCAGCATCGTCACTCCCAGCGGGTACCGGCAGGTCCAGGCAGTCGCCGTCACAACTCCGGCCGCCCTGGCGGCCCCCTCAGCCGATGTCGGCATCAGCCAGCATCGGACCGATGTACCACAAGTCTCCTCACGTTCACGCTGGAGTTGATCGCTGCCGGTCAACGTCTGTGTCACAGACGGCACCCACAGCGTGGCGTTCGGTGTAAGGCTCACGACCGCACCAGCTCAACGAGCGCCTCGTGCGCCTGCTTGGCCAGCCAGTTGCGCACTAGGTCCTTGTTCTGTTCCCAGGCCGAGTAGTGCCGGCCGAACAGGAAGTGGGAGCTCCCGCCGTGGTAACCCTGCTTCGGCATCCAGCGCTTCGGATACTGAGCCCGGAACTGAGCCGGCGTATGCGCGAACTCCGCGTGTTCATGCTGCACGGCCGCATAGGCCACGGCCGTGTTTCCGAACAGGATCTTCGCGGCTATGGCGGCGCCGTCCAGTGTCTCATGGCCGCTACCGCGCAGCCCACCGAAGCGCAGTGGGGCATGGGCTACCGCCTCGCCACGCACATGCTTTGCGGCCTTCAGTAGCGTCCGCCGCATCGATGATCGCATCCGCGCAGCACCGGGCCCACGCATGGCACGCGCGAGCCCACTCAGTTCACGGGTATCGATGGCGCTCGCCATCGGTCAGACCACCATCTTCACAGCGCCCCATGGCGCGTTCGGCGATGGCTTGAGCTGCGGGTTCACCAGAGCCCACGCCGCCGGCGCGATGTCGGCCGGCATAGCAGCGCCTGTGAGCTGCATGCTGACGCCGTCCGCCTGGAAAAACCTCACGCCCTGGGCCGTCAGCGTCGCCACGTCAACTAACGGCTTGTCGCGGTTCAGAAGGTAGACGGCCTGGTAGCAGACCGCCTGCCAGACCCATTCAGGGATGAACACGTCCGAGTTCTCATCTAGATCGTCACCCGTCGGGAAGTGCAGGGCCTGGTTGCGTACGTAGACGCCGGTACCGTTGTCTGTGCAGCCAGTATCGTATGGCGTGCCTGGGAAGAGCTCCCGGGCGGCACAGGTTGGACTGACCTGGCCGCCCAGGCTCTCGATCATCGCGGTGGCCTGTACCAACGCCCGCTCGCGCCGGTCGGTGGAGTGCTTCAGCCACATCTCACCATCGAGCCTAGCGGCGAACCATGTGTCGGCATCAGCCCTGGTGATGTAGCTGTTGTCACTCGCTCCGCCCGGAGTGCAGGTCGCTGTCACGGCCATTAGATGCCACCACCATAGCCGGTGGCGTAGTCGATCTCGAGGGTGGAGGCTACCAGGTCAATGCCGGTGCCGCCCTCCACCCAGCTCCAGCTCAGCGCCTCGCCTGCGGCGAGTTCCAGGTTGGCCTTGGTTGTGGTCAGCGTGATCGCCAACGGCACGAAGGCCGTAGCGTTAGTGCCACTGGCGAACGCAAGGCTGGCCACTGTTGTGGTTCCCGTACCGGCCGTTCCCTTCCGTTTCACTGTCAGGGTTGCGTTGTTGGTCGTGTGCCCAGTCATGTTCGTCGACGCGATCAGCCTGACAGCGCAGATACGCGTCTTGACCGGGAACGAGATCAGCGGCAGCTCCTGGCTGGTGCCAGTGTAGGCTGCAAGCGGGATGGCGACAGTGATGGGCTCTCGATCACTCGCCATTGTGTGCACCTCGCTTCGGCTTCAGAGCCTCTGTGCGCTCCTGGATGATGTTCCCGGTCTCGTCGAGCACGAGCTCTCCCAGAGGGATCTCCTGATGCCAGCCATGCTTGGCGCAGACGACGGCGATGTCTTCGCCGATCGGCTGGAAGCGGCGGTAGAACCCCGGCCCACGCGCATCCCCGGCCGGGAGTGGGGCATAGACGTACGGCATGCTCGCTCACTCTCCTTCCCAAGAGTTGCGCTAGTCAGCATCCTGAAGGAGCTGGAAGCCCATGGTTGAGTCGATCACGCCGACACCGTAAGTCATGGTGCAGACCAACTCGGTGAGGCGTGCGCTGGCATCACGTTCCAGCTCGATCTTCATGTCAGCGCACAGGACGCACCCGATGGCCCATGACGACATGAAGAGGCCACCGTAGTCTGCGTTGGCGTTCTCGAGCGGGACGTTGGTGCTCCGAAAACAGGCCACGCCCATGATTTCCTGGACGAACCCTCGGCCCCAGAACTCGGCGCCGACGCGGTCGCTCTTCGCGGCGTCGATGACTGGGGACGAGCTCTCGGTAACGAACTCATACCAGCCCCACGGATGGAAGGCCGCCATGTAGGGCTCCGGTGCATCGTTGGCTTGGAGTGCTTCCATGTAGAGCATGAACTCCGAGATGAGGAGTGGCGTCCCTGTGCCGTTCTTGGATGTGCCCAGGCTGGAGTTGAGCGCGAACACGTCCTTGTCGAACTTCTTGGCCATGGCCAATCCGCATGCGCGGCCGGCATTCGAGATGAGCTCTTCGGGTCCCCAGTTGTAGCCGCGCTTGGCGATGTCGGTGACCGGAAGAGCTCATCTCGAAT